TGTGTTAAATACAAACAATCCTGGAAACTCACGTACTGAACCTAGTGGTCTAATCGCTCCAGATAGGTACTTGCGTACTGCTTGCCAACCACCTGTGCGTGAACCCGGTGATTTATCTGACCTACGCCACGTTACCCCTGCGTATGTCTTGCCATCGTCTAAGCGCACTGGTTTAAGCATATCGGCAGCAATTGACGCACCTGATTTTACGTCCCAGATTGAGTTATCTGCTGCACCGGGTTTTACGCGCCCGTATATGCCCATAGCTATCTCACGTTCTATGATGCCTTTGGTAATCTCAGCATTAAGTAGCATTAACCCTTTGTTAGGCTGACCTTCTACTGCGCCATACCATTCAGCTATGCGGAATATGTCACCACGTATGGTGCTAATTGTGCGTCCATCGGCTAGAGTTATGTCACATCCATCGGAGTTCCAATACCATGCAATGGAAAAGGGTGCGGAGCTACCCCAGTCGAAACAACGGTCAATAAAGCCACTGTGTGGGATGTTAAACGGACGCATAATATGCACATCTGATTGCCATAGGTCATCAAACATGCCGCCTTCACAACCAGCATCCCAATCGCCTAAGAGCCATGCTTTGCGCTTAACTGGGTCGGTTATCTGTGCGAGGTCCGCGACATAATCGGCTGAGAGTTTAGTATTTTCGCGCCATGAACCGAAAATATGACATTGGGTTTTTGTAATTATTTCGTCTTCTTGGGTTCTTGGGTTAAAGATAGCTATATGTTTTTTGAGTATCTCACCCGGAGCTGATTGGTCAATGAATCGTTTCTTCAGCCAATTACGCCCTATTCCCGATGGATTTGTGGTCAAAAAAATTGTTAGTTTGAGTTCAGGCAGTAGGCTACCATCGGGCAATGGGTGGTCTTCTGGGACGAATGAGGTACGGTTAAGTGACATCAATAGGTCTAGTACCGTACTATCTGGTGACTTAGATGCTTCGTTTATCGCAATATACGCAAATTCACTCCCGTGAAGTTTTTCGTAGGATGTCACATCATCTACAGCACGGAATAGTAATTCCTCACCAGTAGGCCATACCCAGCGATTTTCTCCCTTACTTGATAAAAAACGCGCACCATCATTGAATTGATAGAAGTATTTTTTACTTTTTGAAATAATATCATCGAGCGAACTCAGCTGAACGTCTGTACACAGCCCCCGAAAATGGCGACCATATCCCTGTCCCACGCCTGCGCGAAAGCGCATTAGCTGTACATCGGTTTTTCCGTTTCCTCTCGTACCATGATATAGTATAAGATTTGCAGGAGCTGATAATGCAAGTGATTGGCTACCTGGATTTGGTTGCCAAATGATTTTGCGGTTGGTTTTTAGCTGATAATCATAAGCCATATAAAATTGAGCCGTTTATGTAATAATCGTGAATATCTTGTAATTGGATGTGCCAAGCAGGATGTTTAAAATATGCATTTGGAAATTTGTTTGCTTTAATCCTAGCGTTTATCACACTTCTATCTACATTTAATAATCTAGTAAGCACAGTTGTTCCCATTTCGTTATCAGTCAAATGTTTTATATTGATGTTATATAAAGTAAGTTCTTTTTCGAAAATATTTTTGTTTCTACTATAAGCAATACTATCAACAATTTCTTTAGGTCTAGTTCTTCCACGTAAAGCCGTTGCTATTTTATCTATTGCTTCTTGTGACCTTGTTTTACCCAATTGCGCTTCACGTTGTCTTTTTCTAGTTTCTTCTGATACTACTTTACCTATATTAGCTAAACTTACTTTTTCAATGTGTTCTGGTGATTTTTTGACTCCACGAATTTTTGATGCACGGAGTTCAATATGTTCAGCTGATTGTTTCACACCACGTTTAGTTGCAGCAATACGTTCTATTTGTTCTGCTGTACGTTTTTTACCTGTATTGGCTATAGTTACCTTATTTATTCTTTCTGGTGAGTGTTTTCTTCCAGTCAAATATTTTGATTTCTTAGCATTTCTTTCAGCAGAATGTTTCATTCCTAACTGAGCTTCACGTTGTTTGTTACGTGTATCATCAGATACAGTTTCGTTATCACCACCTGTTCTTAAATTATATCCATTAGGTGATAATGTGTTGTGTTGTAAAATGCACAATGCTTCAAGTTCGTTTGCTTGGTCTATTGTTAGATTATCGTGTAAGATTTCATGGCTAAAAGTATCCCAACCGTAATGTTGTATAGCATGACTAAATATGCGACATCCACTTGATAATCTTTTATGTGCAGCACAGCGTTTTTCGTAATCTTTTGTTTGCCCGATGTAGGACTTGCCTGATGGGGATGTATGTTTGTAGATTAGGTAATTGTTCGCAGTCATCAGTTTTGCCTTTAGTAGTAGGTAGTGATAAAATGACGGCTTGAATATTCACTATTATATTCTAGGCTTGCAATCCTATGCCGTCATTTGATAGACTAACACATTACTTTGGATTTGTCAAGCGGTCATTTGGATTGATGATGCCTGTGGGTAAGCTGTCACTACAGTCAATTGGGTTCTTTGATGGTTGGTATATAGGCATAGTGCTTAATATCTCTTTTAGCATAGCACGTTGGTTTTCTGATAATATGGCTTCTGGGGTTAGGTTGGTCATAGTGTTAAGTGTTAAGTGTTAAGTAAGGGTTAGGTTGGTTGAAGTAGTCGTGGATTTGCTGTACTAGGATAATATGCTTGCCCCTTACACTGGTACGAGTTGTTGGGTTTAGGTGACGGATGATTGTACGGTCTTTACAGAAAAGTAACTTTGCAAGTTTGCCTGCTGAATAGTTATTTTTAGTTAATGTTACTTGTAAGTATTGTTGTTTTAGTTTTTCAAAGGTATTTGCTTTTCTTTCTTTGGACAAAGTACTATTTTTACCAGATAAAGCCATTTTAGCTCTTGTTTCTTTTGACATATTTTTACAAGATAAAGACAGTTTATTTCTTGATTCTTGTGATAGTTTGCTATTTAAACCACCAGTAGCTAAATTATAGCCATTAGGTGATAATGTTTTGTATTCTAATATACACTTAGCTTCAAGTACGTTTGCTTGGTCTATTGTTAGATTATCGTGTAGGATTTCATGGATGAAGTTATCCCAACCATAGTATTTTATTGCGTTGTGGATTGCTGGGCATTTGTTTGAGCGTTGATGCTCTTTACATCGTCTGTGGTAGTCATTAGTTTGCCCGATGTAGGACTTGCCTGATGGAGAAGTATGTTTATAAATTAAGTAATTGTTCATAGTGTGGGAAAGTTAATATTATTGAAAACCTGGTTTTGGAGTTGGTTGGTTGACATATAATTTTGGGTATGGTAGGGTGGGTAGGTTGCGTGGAAGGTATCACATGTTTGGGTGGATGTCAAGGGGAACTTGAAATGTAGTGTGGGTATGGCGGTGTGGAGTATCAGCCGCTGCCCAAAAAATAATTCCCCTATGGTGCGTGTGGTTATTATTCTATACTCGCTTTTTTTTCATTAGTCAATTGTTTTTTTTCAATTTTCGAATTTATTTTTTTAATCCTTTTGACGTTATTTTGACGCTTTAAAATAGGCCGTTTATAAGGCCGCCACGGCCTTTTATGGCTAAGTGATAGCATTGCATAGGTCAAGCACTATTCATGTCACTATCAAAAAAACGTTATAAATCAATAGTTTACAACGCACCAAAATGGTGCAACGAGTAACATGGCATGATAAATGCTAGTCAAGGCCGCCGCACTCGTTGCCGTGTGTCGTTGTGGTGTGCGTTGCGGTCGTTGGTGGTCGGTGTGGTGGTCATGGTCGGCCGTGCGTCGCTCGGTGTCGGTGTCGTGGTCGTGTGCGTTGGTGGTCGGCCGTGTGGTGTGTGCGTTGGTGGTGTGGTGGTCGCTCGGTGTGGTAGGCGTGTCAATTTCGCCGTGTGTCGTGCGTTGGTGGTGTGGTGGCTATATAGGTATAGGCCGTGGCGTGGTCGTGGCGTGGTGGTGTGTTATCGCTTAAATTTAGGCGTAAAAAAACGCCGTCGGTGTGTGGCCGGCGGCGTTGGTGTGGTGTGGTGGTATTATCGCACGTCGCTAACTGCATAATATGTCCGTGTCGTGTCGCTCGGAACAGTGAAATAGTTATCAATACAGTCGTCGCATATAGTGCGCTCTGTCGTGTCGCTGTTTCTAATTTCGCCTAACGTAACATATGACGTGCGGTCGGTGTTGTGGTATGTGTCGCAATCTTCACAATAAGCAAAGTATTCCGACACGCAACCATCACAAACTAACCCCTCGGCCGTGTGTGTGCCGTCGCCGTGGTCGTGCCAATCCTCACAATACTCGCATAAAAATTGGTCGTCGTGGTCGTCGTCGTCGTTGTCGTGGTCGCTATAATGGCCGCACGTTATGCCAAGGAAACCAGACGTATTACTCGCTCGGCCTATTTCGTCGCCGGTACGGCCGCCCGCTTGTAAAAATTGACCGTCGGCCGCATCGTTAACAATACGCACGTCGCGCATTTCGTCGTCGCCGTCGATGTATGGAAACCGCACACGGCGGCCGCTTGTGGTTATTAGTGGAAACCGTGCGCCGTATAGTGCGCGACCGTCGGCGTTGAAACCGTGGTCATTGGCTACCGCTTCAAACAACGCATTATGGTCGCTGTAAATTCTATTGTATTTTTTTGCTTTGTTGGTGTGGTGTCGCGTAACAGCTCGGCCAATCATTTTATGGTCGCCGGCCGTGCGTAAAATCAAAAGGCCGACGCTAAACTTTGAGCCGTTATAAGGCGTGTAATACACGGCCAATGCTTCTGCGATGTGGTCATGGCCGGTCGTCCACATGCAGGAACCAGTTGTACAAAACCCGTCGATATAGTCGCGTCGATTATAGGCCGATATTACGTCGGCCGCGTCGTTGGTTACTTTGAATTCAATCACTTCTCTAATAAAAAAACGATATAACGCCGCTTTAAGGTGTGCGGTAAAATCAGCATTTTGGGTGGGGTTTAGGCCGTATTTATTCAAAACGGCCGCAAAGTCCAAGCGTCGCGCGTTGTCGTTCGTTGTGTAGAATGTATCCGTCTGCGCGCTAAAATAATGTGCGTCGTTGTTACGGTGTAACATACGGCCGAAATCCGCGGCCAATGTGTCGAAATCGACGGCGTGTCGGTCGGTTTTATATTGTTTAGCGGCGGCCGGTAAATTGAATCCGGCGGCGTGTGCGTTGTAAAGCGTGTCGATATAATGCGCCGTCGTGGCGTTGGGTATCACACGACCGGCCACAATGTTACGGTGCAATGCTTGCACCGTCATTTCGCCGACCACGCCGCACGTTGTGGCGTTGTTGCGGTCGTTGTTGTTTCTATCCATGACCGGCCATTTTATGACTTTAGCGGTCAATTTTTCGGCGTTGGTTATAATTTCGCACGGTGTCGGCGTGGTGTTTAGTGTGTACCGGTAGGCGTTGCCGTGGCCGTCGTGCGCCGTGTGTGTGGTGGTAAATGTGCGGCGTTGTGTCGTTGCGTTGGTGGTCGTTGTCATTGTTTTAATCCTCGGTCGTTGTTGGTGTCGTGGCGTTGTTGCCGTGTGGCCGTCGTGGCCGGTGTCGCGTTTCCGTTGTTGTCTATTATCCATATCCACGAAAACAGGTCAAGCACTTTTCAAAATTTAATTGGTTTTATCCTTGCTATTGATAAAAAACGTTATAAATCAATAGTTTACAATTTTAACACTTGCCGCACTCGTTGCCGACCGCCCTATTTCGTGCGTCGTCGTATATTGTACACATTACGCGCGTAGCATAAACCGTGCCATGTGCCAATGCGATTTAAGGCCGTTTTTAGGCGCGTGGTGCGATTTTAGGCTTTAGCAAGGCTAACGTATAGGTCAACCACTTTTCGCGCTGTAGTGAAAAAATGCTTATAAAACAATGACTTACAAACATGGTGGCATGGTTCTTGAATAAGCAGGATTCATGCCATGTTTTATTGAATAGCATAGCTGAAAAAATATTTCAACCATATTTTTTTTATGGTATCTAAGCTGCAATGCTACCATATTTTTTAAATGGTTTATTTTTTAAATGGTTTATTTTTTAAATGGTTTATTTTTTAAATGGTTTATTTTTTGAAGGGTATTTATTTAAATTTTTTTTTATTTTTTTTTATTTTTTTTTTATTTTTTTTTATTTTTTTTTATTTTTTTTTTATTTTTTTTTATTTTTTAAAATATCAATGCTTTTTATATGTATATACGCGCGTATATATAGCGCGGTTAGCCTTCACACTAATATACGCGGTTAGCCTTCAAGCAAACGCGATTAGCCTTCGATGTAGCAATTATGTACGCGATTAGCCTTCGATACGTTATATGACTGCGCGATTAGCCTTCATATGAATACGCGATTAGCCTTCATACTGCGCGATTAGCCCTCAAGCAATGCTAACGTACCAGTTACAATGCAAATCGTCTTCTAGGTGGCTTAGAACGCATATTACGCATTATGGGTAGCTCGCTCCGCGTAGCGCGGTTAGCCTTCTTGATTTACATATACGCGATTAGCCTTCATATGAATAAGCGCGATTAGCCTTTAGTCACATTTTTCACACGCATTGTATCCATATACAGGCACAATTTATGTCGGCATTGTAAACAGTTTGTTGACAATCAGCCGTGTTTCCGAACTGAAAAAGTCAGTATATCCAAAAAGTGCGACACTTTTCATCAAGCACTTTTTTGCATTTTTTTTGAGAAAAGTTATGCACAGGGTAAAAACAGGCAAAAAAGGGCTAAAAGTATACGATTTCCAGTTTGAAGGTGAAAAACCGATATTGTTTTTTTTTATTTTGTACTGCTTGACCTATGGTTAAGTTGTTGAAATATATAATAAAATAATTTTTTCGTGGATTTGACCCTAAATCCAACATATCTATATAAATCAACAGCTTACAAAGGGTAAAAAAAGGTCATTTTTAAAATCGTTTTGAGAAAACAACCCGATTCGCAGACTTCTTTACATCGACAACATAGAATAATAGTTAATAATTGTAACTTATTGATAGTAATAGATAATAGTAGTATATATGTATAAATATATTTTTTTTATTATATGCTATGCGCTGGGGGGGGTAAAGTGATTGACCCCTATTTTTACCTTATAAATCAACAACTTAACACTCTAAATCAATGACTTACAACGCCTTTTTTGCCATTTCTCTAAGTCATTGATTTTCCTCAACAAAAATAGTTATGCACAGGTAGCTTTTTATTTTTATTTTAGTGCTTTACGCTCCTGCCC